AAGTCTAACTCCGGATGATCTTATAGGAAAGAAACTTTATAGAAGAAAAACTTTACGAAAATATTTAAAAGATGGAACAGCAGACACAGGCTCAGGAAATACTCCTGTAGAATTTCCAAGACAAGTTTTTATTATTGATAGAATCGAACAAGAAAATGCAATAGAAATATCTTTTGAATTAACAACACCTTTTGATGTAGAAGGATTAGTACTTCCTTATCGTGTTATTGGTAATAATGCGTGTTCATGGGTATATCAAGGAGCTTCTCCAAATAAAATAAATAACAGTACAGACAATGGTGGGTGTACTTGGTCAGAGGAATCAAAACTTATAATGACAAATGGGAGCGGAACAGATGTTACTCATACTGTTTATGTAACCCAAGATGATGAGTATGTAATTCCTTCAACTACTAGTTTCACAACTTATAGTAGTGGAGCAGTAACTAAAGACACTTACTATAAAACCACTACCACACTAGCAACCACAGGTATACAAAGGTTAAAGCCAAACGGTACTGTAGACGCAAGTGCAAATGGAGGAACAATTAATAACTATTGGCAAGCTACAACAGCAGCAAGTAGTCCTGGAACTCCTTCAGATACAAATGGAAATTTTGAAAGAATAAGAGTACATGGTACATACAGTGCAAGTGCAAATTACTATGCTTATACAGAAGATAGGCATAATGATTATGTTGCATATACAAGCGGCGGAAAAACTCATTTGTGGAAAGCGACACGAACACAAACTACAGGAGCAAATACTGCCCCTGGATTCAATAGTTATTGGGAAAGAGGAGATTCATGTGGTAAAAGACTGACCTCATGTTCTTGCAGATTTGGATATAATCCACTAAGTACATCCTCTGCTTCAACAGGAAGTACCACAAAAAATAGTCAAAAAACTTTACCTTTTGGAGGATTTCCTGGTGCAAGAAAATTTAGATAAACTTTTACCTGAAATATATAAGCAAGTAGAAGAAGAAAGTCCAAAAGAAGCTTGTGGACTTGTTGTTGAAATCGAAGATGAATTGAAATATATTCCTCTGGAAAATCAAAGTTCTGAAAACGAGCACTTTGCAATTGACCCAAAACAATGGGTTCGATACTCGATTATTTCAAAAATAAAATATGTAGTCCATAGTCACTACGGCTCAAATTGTTATCCAAGTGAGCATGACAAGAATGTATGTAAAAGTCTTGGCGTACCATACTTAATTGTATCGTACCCAGAGAAAGGAGAATTTATTTATGACCCACGTTAAATTAATGGGAGAAATGGGAGAAAAATTCGGCTCTGAGTGGGAGTGCGTCGATACGAATGTTCGTGATATATTAAAATGTATTCATGTACAAACCGAAGGATTACAAGAATATCTTCTAGACTGTCATTTAAAAAATATTGAATTCTCTATACAAAGCGGAGATACTCTTATAGAGGAGTTTCCAGAATTATATCTAAATATTGCACGAGAAGAACTAATAATTACTCCAGTACCTGCAGGTTCTGGAAAGGGATTAGGAAAATTAATTACAGGATTACTAATGCTAGCAGCTTTCTTTTTTATGCCGGGACTCGGAGCAGCAATGACAACTGGAGGAACAACTGTTGGAGGAACTGGAGCATTAGCAGGATCATTTGCTACAGGTACAACAATGGTGGGAGGCACAGTAACATTAGGCACAGGTACTTCAGTATCAGCAGCTTTAGCCTCAGGAGCAAGTCTAAATTTAGCAGGCTCAGCAGTAATGATGCTCGGAGCAAATTTAGCACTTATGGGTCTTGCAGAAATGTCAGCACCCGATCCAGATAAAACAACTAATGATCCTTCTTATTTATTTAATGGAGCACAAAATCATATTGAACAGGGAAAACCTGTTCCACTTCTCTATGGAGAACTTACAATTGGTGGAGCTCCCATTTATCAAGGGTATACACCAGGACTGCATAATCAATATAAGAAAGGAGTAACCATCATAAGCTCTACAGATTCAGGCAATCAACGAACAGGATCAAATCCTTACAATGGTGTGTATACTAATTATGGCACTTCAAATGCGGGTGCTCCTTCTAATCAGCCCAGCACAGGATGGGTAGGAACAGGCAATAACACTTATGATTCAGTAATGGATCATATTTTTGATAACCCGGGCGGAGTAACAAAACAACCCCTAGTAGACGACTCAATACAATTACAATAAAATGGCAGATAATTCATCAAAATACAGCACTCGAGGTTTTGGAAATAAGACAACTTATGATTTAAAAAGTCCAAATAAAGAACAAACAGCTATTGTCTACGATTTACTCGCAGAAGGACCAATTGCAGGTTTAGCAAATGATTTATCCTCTGTTTACTATAATGATGTTCCGTTAGTCGATTCAGCAAATAACAACATACTCAAGCCTAGAAAATTTACAGTAAATACAACTGCAAATAGCACTTCTGTAAGTGCAAGTGACTTTGGCACTATTCGTACTCTTAGTTATAATAATAAATCAGGACTGTCTATTGGTGGCAGAGTTATTTCTATTACAGGAGCTGGAACAAAAGGCTCAGGTATAGCAAGTATTACTGCAGGCTCTTCAAAAGTTACAACTTCTTCAAATTATTTTACCCAAACTCTAATAGATAATCAGGGCAAGGGATTGCCAGTATATATACGTATTCCAGGAGCGGGTCCAGGAGGGCAAGATCTTGTTTCTGGTATAAAGAAAATGGTAAGTGCAACAGTTGCGGAACTAAGTGTACGAGCATTCAATACAGTTTCAAGTGCAAATATAGTACAAGATCATGTTACAAAAATCAATTCAATTTCAGGAAATACAGCAACCCTAGCTGTTGCTACTCCTACAGCTGTAACAGGAGCTGTCTGTGTAGTAAGTGGTCCTTCTTTAGAGGACTCTGCTCAGTTAGCAAATTTTTCTCACGTTTCTTTTGGTATAACCTCGGGAAATGCTATACAAGCACCTTTAATAGCTCCAGGCTTTACAGGTTCTTCAAGCACAGTATATGATGCAAATGTAGAACTTAAACAAGCAAATTTAGCAAATGTATCAGGCTTATCTAGTTTAGGTAGTAATTACAATGGAACAAACGGTGGAACAAAAAATGGAATTGATGAGCCTGGTAATGATGGACAAGGCTCTGCTTCAGATACTGTATTAACAGCAGCAGCAATGGGAGTTTCAAATCCCCAAGAAGTAGACGAAGTTCATCTTACTTTTAGCTTTCCAGAAATGCACGCATTTAAAAACTCAGGAGCAAAGGGACCAAGCTTTGTAGAGTTTCAGATGTTCTTCGAATACACATCAGATGGCACAAATTATACTAGTGCTTTAGCATTTGGACCTTCTAACTCAACACTGCTTTCAAGAACACCTGAATGGGGTAATAAAGTTACTTACGGTGTAAATAGTGGATCAATACCAAGCACTGGATATGTAAAACCTTCAAAAGCACAATACTCAGAATATATAGAAGAATTTGTAATGAATGTTGAACAATTTCAACCTTTTGTAAATTATCGAGTTCGTGTAAGAAGAATAACTGATGATAATTTTAAAGATGGAAGTTTTCAACATCAAAATGCTTCTCGATTAAAAACAGTTGAAAATATAACAAAAGACAGACTATCATATCCTTATGCAGCTTATGCAGCAAATGTATTCAATGCAAAAGACTTTAGTGGGGGACTTCCTAATCGAGCTTATAAATTAAAAGGTAAACTAATTCAAGTTCCCACTAATTATTTAACTAGGGATGAAAGTTCAGATGGCACAGCAAAATACACAAGATTAGTAAGCGGCTCCGCGCCATCTTATGCTGTTTCAGAAGAAGCATCTTATCAATCTTGGAATGGATCATTTCGAGGAGATCGTTCAACATGGGCAGAAGGACACCCAAATAGAGAACTCGTATACTGTAATAATCCAGCTTGGGTATTTTATGACATTCTTACTAATAATAGATATGGTGTCGGACAATTTGTTGATAGCGCACTTATAGATAAATATTCATTATTTGAAATTGCAAAATATTGTGATGAACTTATATCAGACGGCGAAGGAGGCTTAGAACCTCGCTTTACAGCTAATCTTTACTTAGACAAAACTGCCGAAGCAACAAAAGTACTGCGAGATATTGCAAGTATATTTAGAGGCATGGTATTATGGTCAGAAGGAGAAATCGTAGCTATAGCTGATAGACCAAAAGAGATTGTATATACATTTACAAAAGGCAATGTTGAAAATGGAGTTTTTACTTATGAAGGAACAGGAGATAGAGTAAGAACTAACCAAGTAAAAGTAACATGGAATGATCCAGCAGACAATTACAGACAAGCAATTGAATATGTAGAAGATCATCAAAATATATTACAAACAAATCGACTCGTCAGAGAGTCTTCTGTAGCTTTTGGATGTACTTCTCGAGCACAAGCACATAGATATGGAAAATGGAAATTACTCTCTGCACAACTTGAAAAAGAAACAGTTACTTTTACAACTGGACTTAATGCAATTGGATTAAAACCTGGAGATATAATTGGTGTTCAAGATGCAGATAAAGACGGATACCAATATTCAGGAAGAGTTTCAAATACAGGTACAAGAAGCACTACAGTAATTCCACTAGATAGAACAATAACATTACCTTCATATGCTGCAGCGTTTCCTCCACAATTGTTACTTATTTACCCAGAAGGAGGATGTTATTTAGAACAAGAAGTCGCAGTTATTAACTCTGTAACTTATCACAAAGGAGATCTATTATTAGAAAACCAAGACGGCAGTGCACTTGATACGCAGACAGAAGCAGCTAATCTAAAAGATGATAGTGGAGATCGAGTATTAAACTACTGGTCAGAGAATGTAAGAGTAGAAAAACAAAATATATCAACAAACGCAGGAAATGTTTCTAGCTTAACAGTAGCCTCTGCATTTAGTGCTACTCCAGATGCAGAAATAATATGGGCACTTCAATTATTTAATGGTGATGGTACTCCAAAAACAGGTACAACAAAAGAATTTAAAGTTGTATCAGTAAAAGAAGATAAAG